TTGCAACACCCGACAAACCTTTGCCGTCCATCAAATCGCGCACGCTTTCCGTAATTGAAAAACGTTTTTTCAACTGAGAAATTTCTTTCTCCTCACCTTTGGAAACTGCTTCACCAGCAACCGCACGCGCTTTCAACTGCTCGGCAGCTTTTTCTTTTAACTCGATGTTTTTTGTCACATCGTCAATTTTGCCAACTAAATCGGCAAATCTTGCGTTTTGCACATCGTCCATTTCGGTCAATGCGTTCAAATCTGCAAGTTCGTTCTCCATCGCTTTGCGCGACGCTTTCAAATCATTAAGATTCATTTTTCTCGCTTTATTTTGTTTAACAATCGGTTCAGCGTCGCGCTGATCCATTTCTTCAATATGTTCAATAATTTTTTCATCTCCTTTTATTTCAACATTATCGGTTGCGCTTCTTACCGAGCTGCGCGGATCTGCTGGAACCGGAGCAATCGAAACTTCCAACGGTTCCCAACTTGTTGCCGTGTAGGTTGGAACGTCGCCGCTTCTGTCCGTTACCGTGTATTCATTGACGCGATAACCAACTGAAACGCCGGTGATAATTCCGTCGCGAACCTTCTCCCAGGTATTATCTACGTCCGGAGTTTTCGCAAATCGCAAAACCGCCACGCCGTGATCGCCTTCCAATCGTGCGCTTTCAACTTTACCCAAAACGCCGTCCGTTCCCGTGTTCATGTGGTTATTCAAAACCGGAGCTGTTCCGTTTTCCATTCGTTCCATGCGAACGTGCGCGGGATCAAAACTTAAAACCTCGTTAAAATAGCGCGCGTTTTGACCGTCGTATCTTTGGACCGGGTATGTTGTGCCGAACGTGACTTCAATGGTTCTGCTTTCATCGTTTACCGACGAAACAACCGATGTCGCTTCGCGCACTTCTATATTTCCTAAATCATCCGTTTTCATTGCTTGAAATTTTCTTTGAATAGTTATCCAATTCATTTAACGAAATTTGATTAACCTGAACCGTGTAAATTTCACCGCCGTCAATCTTATTCATTCGCTCCTTTGCTCTTACTTCGTTTCGATTCATTACGCCATTAACCAGCATCTTATCGTAAAACGCCGAACGTGCCGCCATGTCGCCGCGCATTAATTCATCCATGTCGTGGCGGAATCCAATGCGCTCTCGCTCGTTTCGTGGTAACAACTTCAAATTATATTCGCTTTCCAACTTCGACGCGATTGGCGCAATACATTGATTAACAAACGCGCGCGCTTGATTTTCGTAATCGCCATAACTCGACAAACCTAAACCAATCATCGCCGGCGGAATGTTGAAAATACGGCAAATTTCCTCGGCTTCGTGCTTCCTTGCATCCGTGTTTTGTGCCTTGTCTGGTTCCACACCGAAACGGTGATATTTCATCCCGAACGGCATCATTCGCGTTTGCTTGCCAGCTTGCTGTTCCCACGTGTCCAACAACGTTTGTATCTGCTCCGCTTCCAATGGTTCGTCACTCGTCAATAACCCATTCATTACACCACCGCCGTCGAAAAACTTAGCCGCGTAATACTGCGCCGCCTTAAATAGTCCTAAACTTTCGGCGTTCAACTCGACCGGACTTTTACGCATAATGGCCGGAACAATTATTAAATCCTCCGGCAATAAATAAACGTCGTCCGATATCTGATAAACTTTTACACCATCAACTTCGCCCGGCTTAACTTTGTCGCTGTGCAATAAATGCAAGCGCAAAACGTCGCCGGTCCTTTGGTCGCGAATAATACGCGCGTAACCGACGCCGTATAAATACGACATCGCCAACAAAGATTGTTTAAATTCGTTCGATGTAATTTTGTCGTCCGGCGAAACGTTCAGTAAATAATTACTGATGTTAGCGACCTTGTCAAAATTGCCGTCAATCAAATGCGCGTTACACGGAAGCATCGCGACCGTGCTGGCAATTTTATTGATGCACGAATAAACGACGCTTAACTGCATCGCGTTGGACGCGCTTATCTGCTGGCCGCTGTTCGTTTCGCGGCCTAAACCTAAATTCATCCAAAAATTTGGCGTGCCGGTGTAGGCCGTCGATGTCTGAATGTTATTCGCTCCAAATAAACCGCGTACACGATCAATTAAACCCATATTGCAAATTTACGACTAAAAATTAAATCCGACAACTTTGAACGTTTTTGCTCCTTTCGGCTGGCTGCCTTTATAGTCATAGTATTGCCCCAGCGCCATAATTGCGGCGACAACACCATCGACTTTTTGCGATTCTCGGTTTTTGTTTTTCGTCACTTTAATATCGTCCGCCGGACTGCGCTCGATAATTACACATCCGAGCTGCCACCTCAAACAATTATTGCCGTCGTGCCTTAGCTGCTGATTCATGACCAGCGTTTCAAATTGTTTCGTTGGAAACGACATCGATACATAACCCTGACCGAACGGCACCACCTCAATTTTGCTTTCGTGCAACTGCGCCGCGATATATCCGGACAAATGACGGTCAAACGCTATTTGCCGCAAATCGTTTTTACTCGCAAAATCTCTAATCCAATCCAAAATATAACTGTGATCGGTCGCATTTCCTTCGGTGATTGTTACGCTGCCTTCGTCTTGAAAACGCAAATAATCAACGCCCGCGCTTAACTTCTTATTTCGCGCCTTTTCGCTATTCACAAAATGATGAACCTTTAAATAAAATCGTTGTTTTTTTTCATCGACGTAAACAACACCGAACGCGCACAAATCGCGAACGCTCGCCAAATCTAAACCGGCCCAACACGGTAACCCACGCAAATAATCGTCGTCCAATTCGTCCGCGCACCGCATCCACGTTTCGTCGTCGATCCACCCCTCCGCGCTATTCGTCCAAACGTTCAAATGTAAGTTCTTAAACGTGTTAATGTAACTCGGCATTTTAACCGCCTTTTGGTATTCAATCTCGAAATTCTTTTCAGTCAAAAACGAACCTAACGCCGGATTAGCTTTGCGCCACGTTTCGATGTCGTGCCAATCGTCGCCGTCTTGCGCTTCAAAAATCACCGACAAAAAACGATCGTCCACGGTGATGCCATCCCGGACCGCGCGCGCATATTCCCACATTTCATAACAGAGCGTGTTCGTGTCCGTTCCCGCCGTAGTCATCACCATCGTGATCGGTTGCTCCCTCGATAACATCGAACTATTTAACACATCCCACAAATCGCGATTCGGCTGCGTGTGCAACTCGTCGAACAAAACCGCGTGCGCGTTGAAACCGTGTTTTGTCCTCGCGTCCGCGCTCAACACTTTAACATAAGATCGTTTCTCCGGATATCGCAATTCGTTTCGATAAATCTGCGTGCGCTTCGATAACAAAGGATCCGCGCCCACCATGTACGACATTGCTTGGTAAATTAAACCGGCCTGGCCCTTCTCGCCAGCAGCGGTGTAAATCTGTGCGGCTTCCTCCCCGTCCTGGAACAATATCGACAACGCAATCGCCGCCGTTAATGTCGTTTTAGCGTTCTTTCTTGGTATCGCCTCGAACACCATCCGGAACCGACGCAAATCCGATGCGCGTTCTTTCCACCCGAACGTCGGATAAATTATTCGTTCCTTTTGCCATTCGTCCAACTTTATGAGCTGCCCGGCCTTCGGTCCTTCCGGATAACGGCAATGACCCTCGATGAACTTAACCCGAAATTCCGCTTCCTTCCAATCGAAATAAAACTCATCCGACGACGGCAACGTTTGAGAAACGACGCGCTCCACCCATTCCGGAGCGCCTTCGTTATCGTAAAAAATCTTCGCCATCGTCTTCGATTTGTTCATCTCTTAAATACTTTATTAACGTTCGGAATGTGGCCGTTTTCTGCGTTCGCAATTTTGATAACGTGCCATGTTGCGGATAATGTTTGTGTAAAACGTCACCCGCTCGCGTCGTTGCGGTGTACGTAAATCCGTGTTCATCGACGAACGCCTGGAGTTCGTCCTCCTCCGCGCACATTCGCGCATAGGTTCTAATTAACTGAACGAACGCCGAATGGTTCATTTTGTCCTCCGGAAAGGACTGACAGAACTGCTTAAAATATTTATCCGCTGCTTTACTCATTGTTTGCTTTATTGGTTTTGGCAAATTTATTC